CTCCAAATTCATATAGTCCATAGCCATACCGCATGTCTAGGTACTTCTTCAAGTCATCGCCATTGAGCATGTTAAACTCTAGCACCCAGTGAGGTAGCACGCCTAGACTTTCTAGTAAATCCTCTGGCTTTGCGTCAAAGTCTTTAGTGTTTACTTCAAGATTTAGTTTCATCTGTACGCTCCTCCCTTTCTGGGGCTAGTATTACTAGGTGGTCATCTAGCCAAGACTTTGAGCCTTTGCCTAGCTTCTCCTCTAGCTTCTTGCGTAGTGCTTCCTCTAACTTGCTCATCTGTATACTCCTCCTTTATATCTCTCTCATCCAGTCTAAACCGTGTAGCATACCCTCAAGATAGGATAGCATCTGCTTAGGTGGTAGTCTCCCCTTTACAATTACCCTCCCCCTGTTGGCTGTTAGTTGCCAGCCTCCATAGTGAGGTGCATTGTTTAGCCAGTAGTCCTCACCTAGTCGCCTATTGATAGCACCTAGACGCACCTCTAGCATCTGCTTAGTTACTCTCATAGTCTCTCTCCTATGCTATACCGTGTATTCTACGCCATGTCACCCATGTGATGGCCTGTATCTCAAAGGCCTTTAGTGGCCTGCCATTGTACTTACATTTCTTACCTGCTTCTACGTAGGCCTGCTGAATTTCTATATATTCCTTCCTGCCTACATTAGTCTTGCCTGAGGTTAGGCCATGCCGCTCACCATAGTAGATGTTCTTGGCGTGCCCATCCACCGTGCATGTATCCTCCCCCATAATGTTACGATAGAAGGCTACAATCTTCTGACCATTAAGGATGTCTATCACCCCATCATGGTCCGGCATCTCCTCTAGAATAGTCCAGGCCTTGCGCTTCATGGCGTTATACGTGGATACTTTGACGCTATCCATGTCATCACCCCGCACAAAGGCTCGCACTAGCTCTAGCGTGTCGTTCGTGTTGCGCTCCCACCTATTATTGGGTGAGAGTGCCGCACATACACCCACTACAATATGCAGCGGAACCTCAGTCTCTCGTGCTGTCCAGAGACAGTCAGCAAGAGCGTTGGCATACCATACCACCCCGTCACGCATTTCTGCAGGCGTGGCTAGGTTATAGATTTTTACAATATTATCTACACTCATATGCTTTCTCCTCATCCAATGCTTAGAGGGTGCAACAATATAAGGAACCCTACACTGTTGCTCCCCTACTGTCAAACAGCTTTCACAATGTCACGCACTCCCCCAAACTTACGCTTGGAGAACATAGGCATCGACAAGTAGTGGCTAGTCTTGCCAACGTGCAGGCCTGCGAAAGTCTCACCCATAGATAGTCCAAACCTATTCTTAACTAGACGCTTGCGCTTGCCGTATACTGCTACTGTCTTGCCCATGAATTTAGTCGTTTTAGTCTTCATTGCTTCTACTCCTAGATGCTTAGTAGGTGCATTATTACACCCTCCAAGCATTGGTAAAGAGGCACTCAATCCGCCTAGATACACATAGGGTGCACCCTCTTATCCCGTAGACACTCAATGAGTGTTGCAGCCCTGCACTGCAGCCCTGAGGATAGGCAGGAATTTTAACGCTCCGGTTCCTATATCTCTATAGTACTATCTCACCTCTGTGAGCCGTTCGTATCTGCCAGCTTGTAGAATTTGCTACTAGGCAGGTTCTGTTTTTGAGTAGTCCATCGACTAGCGGGTTTTTTAGGTTGTCCCCGTCAACTCTGTATTTGGCCTAGCTAGGTTGCCGTAGCGCTTAAGCTCTTTCATTCGGCCTATCGAAGGTTGTAGTAACTTGGAAAGTCATAGCGTCGTTTCGATGTTTATTAAGATAATTCGGATGATTTCAAAATTCAAGAGGAAAATGCAAAAAAAGTTAAAAAAGTTTGAAAAAAGTTTATACCTTTAAAATATAATAGGAATGTTCTGCTATTGTTCCAGGATGTTGAACATAAAAAGAACAGATAGAGAGAGACACAAAAACGTGTCAAAAATGTCACACATGTTGCAATCAGGCTACACATGTTGCACATTTATCACAGTGTTGCACATTTGCTACGTGACATATTTATCACATGTTGCACATTTATGACATGTGTTGCATATGGGCAACAGGGGGGTAGCATGACCTCACAACTATTATACACCCCCTCAGATTTTTCTACCAATTTTAGACCATGTCAAACAACTCTAACAAAAAGTTACTGGTAATGGAATAACCCTAACCTAAACATGTCTAACATAGTCTAACATACTATCCCTAGTTCTTCTAAGGAGTAGGACGAGGAGGACTAGGACCACTGTTACCCCTATTAAAGTAAGCTTAAACATACTGTAGTATAAGTTATAGTAATAGTTCAAGGGTCCTATCCATGATGTAACTTTAGAAATTCAGGAACCCTCTCTGCTCTGGTTCCCTGTGTCCTAAGTTGAGATGGTTCATAAACTTATCTAGCTCCATCTCTAGTAATTCATCCTTACGTATCTGTATCTGGTTGTCTGCATCAGCAGCCATCTGGTCTACCCAGTACTGACAAGCCATAGCTAGTACATCAAGTCTATCATCATGAGCTAGGGCACCACGTTGTTTGGTAATCCTAGTCATCTGATAGGTAAGCATGTACTTCACACCCTTCTCAGGAGGCATGTTCTGTACGCTATCGTAGTCCTTCTGTACTACCTTAGGGTCTATCACTAGCCTATGCTGGTTCATAATAGGCTCTAGGGTATCTATGATACGCTGTTCCTTCTGTGTATTATGTCTAACCTCTTCCATAGTGCATGGGTATGTCTTAGTCATGTATGGCTTTAGTAGCTCAGTGAACATACCATCACCAAAGTTACTCTCAATGAGCACTAGGTTGACACTGTGTACCTTGGCTAGGTCTGTGAGGTGCTGTAGTGTGGTAGCAGAATAGCCACCCTCAATACCTCCAGCGTCTACAACATACAGAAAACCGTTTAACATCTTAACGATTGCGTATGCTGTCTCGTCACTACCTCTACCAGAAGGGTCAATAGCGAGTACAGAGCCTGTATATTTAGCCCTACCTACTGTATCCTCTGGTGCATAGAACTTATCACCACTCAAACCTACGTTAGGCAGGTCTGACATTGGCTTCATAATGCCATACACCATCTTCTCTGGTGCTGTATCCTTGTCACAGGACATTATCATCAGGTCTGACAGCTTGAGTGGGTACTTGTTTGCATCAGATAGAGAAGTGTCTAGCATGAACTGTAGGGCAAAGCCACTACGTCCATAACTTAGTTCACGTTCTATGAGGTCTTCGTCGTCAAACCTCCTATCGTCCGTAGGAAGGCCGTACACAGCCTCCTGCTTCTCTACTAGGGTATCATGCAGGAAGGGTGCTAGACGCCCTCCGTAGGCCTTCTCAGCGCGTTCTAGGCTAGGATAACGAGCAGGCCATACCCTCATCTGGTATCCACGTGTTAAAAGCGTGTTATACAGGCTCATCTCGTTCTGTGGAGTACCGAGGTAAATAATCTTACCCTCTGGCTTAAGCACAGCGTCAAACTCTTTGACACTCTCTGCCAGTCTCTCACGCATCATGTGCGTCATACTATTGTTAGGAACTTCTACGTCATCAGCAATGATAACATCAGCACGAGAACCAGTAAGCTGTCCAGTAACACCCACTGACTTTACAGAGGGACTACCAGATGCCCTAGCAGGTGCAACGTCAAAAGCTATCTTAGACCACCTCTGACCATCCTTAGCAACCAAATGCTTACATATAGGTAGCTCTGTAATGATACGCTGGGTAAATGTAGAGAAGTCATCAGCCCTAGCCTTGGATGCTGAGACCACCATAAACTTCTTATCAGGGTCTAGGAGTAGCTGGTGTACTACATAGGCAGCAGTGATGTAAGACTTACCTACACCACGAAAGGCTTCTATGATACAACGCTTGGGAGAGTTCTGTAGATAGTGTGCAATATCGTACTGTACTGGAGTTGGCTCTGGTAAGCCTAAGTGTTGCCATACTAGGTACGTAAAGTTCCTAAAGTCTCTCAGAGCCTCAGGGACGGCCTGCTTCTTCTTCATGGGTAATACCTACCTTTAAAGTGGAGATGCCCCCTCAGAGGCGCTTAAAACGCTTTTAAACGGTATTCTAGTCGTCATACATAATATCTATAGGATGATCGTGTGCATCTGAAGCTTTAGCCCATACTGCATTAATAGGTGCTACGTTAAACTCAAAGGTAGTGTCACCTATCTTATTACCAGTAACTGCACCCTCGATCTTAAAGCCTGTAGCAGTAGTAGGAGCAGTTGTATTAGTACCAAACCCTATCTCAATCTCGTGAGCATCGTGGTGGTTCTGTATAACTAGGTAGGTACGTTGGACATTCTCATCCAGTATTTTAGTCCAGTTACCACCTGTTAGTGTCTTCTGTTCAGTTCTTAGTGTAGCATTAAAGGCTTCTCTCACTGTACCTGCTCCGCAATATTAAAGGGTAGAGACTCTAGAAGACCAGCCATAGGGCTTTCTGCTGTGACTACATCGAGAGATGCACCATTATCTTTTAGGAATTTAACAGCAACTGACAGTTCACTAGCCGTTGCCTCACCACTCTGTACACGAGCAAGTAATTCATTAGTAACAGCCTCGTGCAGTACATC